CTCATCGTACTTAAGAACAATCAAGGAACTGAGGAAACAAGGGTAAGGCACATGGACTATGGTGTTGTCTTAAGTGCTTTCTTCTGGAGACGTTTCAAGAACAAAGAAAACATAACATTCTTTGATCCTAACGAAGTACCAGATTTATACGAAGCATTCTATAAAGATGTAGATCTGTTTGAAGAATTATATGTAAAATATGAAAAGCGTAAAGACCTAAGAAAGAAAGTTCTTAGTGCTGAAGAAGTTTTCAAGGGTGGTATACTAAAGGAACGCACAGACACGGGTCGAATATATCTCGTGTTCATTGATAATGTAATGAATCAAGGACCTTTTGATCCGGAATATCATGCGATTTATCAAAGTAACTTGTGTTGTGAGATCCTATTACCCACACGTCCATTTAAGAGATTAGACGACGATGCGGGGCGCATAGCGTTATGTACACTGGGATCTATCAACTGGGGTTCGTTCCGTAACCCAGAGGATATGCGTAGAGCTTGTAGGATTCTACAGCGTAGCCTGTGTAACATCCTTGACTACCAAGATTTCTTGTCGATACAGAGCAAACTCAGTAACGACGAGATAAGTCCACTAGGCATTGGTGTTACTAACCTAGCCTATTGGCATGCCAAGCGTGGCTACAAATACGGCGAAAAAGATGCACTACAAGATGTTAAGACATGGATGGAGTATCAAGCGTTTTACCTAACAGAAGCCACAGTTGAACTGGCCAAAGAACGCGGTGCTTGTGTCGATAGCGCCAAGACACGTTATGGTCAAGGTACCTTCCCCTGGGAGCTACGTGCTAAGGGTGTTAACGAACTTGCAGATTTTACCCCAGAATTAGATTGGGAAACACTTCGTACTCAAATGAAAGAACACGGAGTTCGTAATGCTACTCTGATGGCCATTGCCCCTGTTGAAAGTTCAAGCGTTGTTATTAACAGTACCAACGGCATAGAAATGCCTATGAGCCTTATTAGCGTCAAAGAATCAAAAGCGGGTTCGTTCGTACAGGTTGTTCCTGAGTACCACAAGTTAAAAAACAAATATCAAATGATGTGGGATCAAAAAGACTGTGATGGTTATTTGAAAACAGCCGCAGTACTTGCTGCCTATGTTGATCAAAGTATTAGTACTAACACATTCTATAATCCAGCACACTTTGCGGATCGTAAAGTGCCAACTACACTAATTGCTAAAAACTTAATGCAGGCACATGTATGGGGATTGAAAACATTCTACTACAGCCTAATTAACAAAGCAGGCAGCAAAGCAGTACAAGAAGCCACACCCGAAGTTCATTATAATGGATTTCACAACGAAAGAGAATTAATAGAAGACGAAGACTGCGAGGCATGTAAACTATGAGCAAACAACAATATAATCTAAACACCAAGACAGACTATCTCAATCGCAAGATGTTTCTAGACCCAGCTGGTCCAGTTACCATACAACGATTTGAAGAAGTCAAGTATAAGAAGATTGCAGACTTTGAAGCTACTGCACGTGGCTTCTTTTGGCAACCAGAAGAGATCAGTTTAACTAAAGACTCAAATGACTTCAAAGATGCCAGTGATGCTGTTAAGCATATCTTTACCAGCAACCTGCTACGTCAAACAGCATTAGACAGTTTGCAAGGACGTGGTCCAAGTCAAATCTTTATGCCAGTAGTATCATTGCCAGAACTAGAAGCACTGGTGTACAACTGGACATTCTTTGAAACTAATATTCACTCAAAGAGCTACAGTCATATTATCCGCAACATCTATAATGTACCCAAGGAAGTGTTTAATACAATCCATGACACTAAAGAAATTGTTGACATGGCCTCAAGTGTGGGGGACTACTACGAAGCATTGCACATGGTCAACTGTCGTAAACAAATGGGCGAAGCTATTCTAGAAAAAGAACACATTAAAGCAATTTGGATGGCATTACATGCATCATACGCATTAGAAGCGTTCCGCTTTATGGTTAGCTTTGCTACAAGTTTGGCCATGGTAGAGAACAAGATCTTTATTGGTAATGGCAACATCATTAGCCTAATCCTTCAAGACGAACTACTACACAAAGGTTGGACAGCTTATTTGATCAATCAAGTGGTCAAAGAGGATCCACGTTTTGCCGAAGCTCGCGATGAGTGCTATGCAGAAGTCTATGCATTGTACATGGATGTTATTCGCGAAGAGAAGCAATGGGCAGACTATTTGTTTAACAAAGGTCCAGTGATCGGACTTAATGCCAACATTCTAAAAGACTTCGTAGACTACACAGCAGTAGGTGCACTTAAAGATATTGGTATCAAGTATAACAGTCCAGCACCAAAATCCACTCCAATTCCATGGTTTAACAAACACGTTAATACCAGCAATAAACAAACAGCACTACAGGAATCCGAATCAACCAATTATGTTATTGGTGTCATGGGAGAAAATCTTGACTATGACTCCCTTCCTGCTATATAATATATTATGTACAAAGCACAATTCAAAAGACACAATCCGTATGAATCTTGGACAACCATCGGAACTTATGGTAGCGAGCAAGCAGCCATGTCTGCCGCTATGAGTTACAAAAATAAAGGTATGATAGTTGTTCGTGTTGTAGATAAGAACGGAAGTGTTATATATTCAAATTAAGCAAAGGAAAGAAGTATGAGAGCGATAGTATGGAGTAAGGACAACTGTCCTTTTTGTGAGCAAGCCAAGGGCTTACTCAAAATGAAAGGAATCGAATTCGAAGAAAAGAAAGTCGGACGAGGGTATACCAAGGAAGACCTATTAGAAGCAGTGCCCACAGCAAGAACAGTACCACAGATTTTCTTAGATGAAGAATTAATCGGTGGGTTTAATGAATTAAAGAAGCATTTACAAGGATAATATGTTAATAGATAAAGGCGCAACCCCAGGTGAAATCGTCACAATAAAACTAACTTCTGGAGAAGAAGTTATAGCCAAGTTGGTCGAAGAAACTGCGGAGTATTACAAATTAAATAGACCTATGGTGTTAACCATGGGGCAACAAGGACTTGGTATGGCTCCATATCTATTCACAGTCAGCAATGAGAAAGATGTTAAGTTGGCAAAAGGTACTGTAACAATTATCGATGCTACCGAAAAAGAATTTTCAAACAGCTATCTCTCCGGTACCACAGGTATTAAATTAGCCTAACATGGCAAAACCAATCCAACGCCTAACAGATTCAAACAGTGGCGGCGGACAGGTCGCTAATACTGATGGCAACAGCACTGTTTATTCTAACAACCTGTTAACAAGTGTTGATACTAGTCTAGTGAGATATCCTAGAGGAACAACTACTACTGCAAACGGTAGTGGAAATGTTTTTGCTCACAAGAAGCCTGTTAATTTCACAGACAATCCTGACGCCGACGGCAAAGTCCGAGTGGGTGGTAGTGGAAATGTATTTGTTGGTACTGATGTAGATACTGATACTCCAAGCGTGAGAGCTGTAGTTAGTGGGGACGAAGCAGAAGCAGATACTCCGCCAGCATCACGAGGTGGACCAAGAGCAGGCAGTGGCCCAGGTTCGGCCTATTTTAGTTCCAAAGCTAAATCCGGAACTGTGGATGCACGAGAGGTTGAAAGAGAAGATCAAATTAAAGCCACAGGAAAAACTTCCGGTAGTGTTACTAAAAACAAAGCTCCTGCAACAACTTCAGCAGGTGATGTAGGAACTACATTTCCCGACAGTCTTCAGTTGAGTCCGAGTTATACCCTTGGCCAGTTAACTAAAACACCTAATGTAGTTTTTAATCATCCGGTTTCAACTCCAAACGTACAAGGTATACCAACAAAAACTATTGTTGAAAATCTTAAATTATTAGCAATTAATACGTTAGAACCAATCAAGAAAAAATATCCAAATGCTTTTATAACTAACACGTTTAGAGAAGATTCAACAACTCAACACGGAAAGGGGCAAGCAGCAGATATTCAGTTTCGTGGTGTTCCTAAATCGGAATACTTCAACATAGCCTTATGGGTGCGTGACAATGTGCCATTTGATCAATTGTTGTTGGAATATAAAACAACAGGATCTGGGCTACCTTGGATACATATTAGTTTTGCTGTTCCCCAAAGAGCGCCAAGTAACCCAACAAAGGTAATGACGTTCTTAAATGACAAACGCGAAACAAAAACAAAAGCCAACGGATATGGCTTGATTCAACTATCGGAATGATAACATGAAAAAATTTCTTTGGACTACATTGGGCTTCCTTAGTTTAGGAATGGCTTACCTAGGAGTTATTACTCCAGGACTACCCTACAGTATCTTTGTAGTGTTTGCTGCCTATTGCTTTAGCAAGGGTAGCGAGCGTATGCATCGTTGGATATATAATCACCCATTGTTCGGCCCGTTCCTGACCAATTGGGGTGAAAAGCGTGTATTCCCAACTAAGATGAAGATCTTTATGTTGGCCATGATGAGTACCAGTTTAATCATCATGAGCTTCACAGTGCCAGTTCGAGGCGTAGTGTACACAGGCATCTTTATGTTGTTTGTAGCAGTATGGGCCTGGCGCTTTCCAGGTAGCGTAGAAGAACATCAAAGACGAATTGACAATGGAGAAAAGGTAGGATGGCTCAAGTAAACAATTTTGAAGTAATACCCTTATTTGCCACCCCATTATATAGAACGAATCTTGGGAGCCTAGCAAAGGACATGAGAGAGTTTATTGAAAATACAGAATACGAGCGCATGCCTTACGGTAACGGCGATTATTCTGTAAACAAATATATACTCAACTGTCCCGAACTTGCTCCATTAAAAGAAAAAATCATGAGCAAGATAAATCATTTTGTATACGATTTTCTCGACTGTAAAAAAGTAATGACGTTTGAATTAGAAAACAGTTGGGTCAATAGGCACTATAAAGATGATTTTAGTCAACCACATTGGCACGGTAGCAGTATACTCAGCGGAGTTTACTATATCGAAATTGAACAAGACACTGGAGATATCATATTCCACAAAGATAGGACTCATATGAATTTGTTCAATCCTTTAATTTCAATTGGACATAATTTTGAAGATTCAGAAGATCAAAGTAAAATGAATATTTACAATATTCAAAATTTTGGAATGCAACCGTTGAAAAATGATCTATTGTTATTTCCATCTCAAGTGTCTCATTCAGTAGACCCAAACGTTAAAGGCAAAACTAGATATACTCTAGCATTCAATGCATTTCCTAGAGGCACCTCGGGCGGTGCAATTAATACCTTAACTGTATGAAATGTGAACAAGGCGATCTAGCCAAAATTATAATGAGTCTACGTCCTAGCAATATAGGTAAAACTGTATTGGTAGAAAAATATATTGGACATTTTAAACAGGGCGAAGAATTTGATTTTCGCGGTGTGCCGTGTAAAGCACAGATTACCGATCACTTTTGGTGGATAGCTACAGAATTTGGATTGAGCAACATGTATGGTGATACTCCAAAGGCATATATTCCAGATACATGGCTAGAACCCATAAGACCGGAGAAATTGGCACAAAAAGCAAAAAAAGAGGTTGACATCACAGCGTAAAGATGTTTAAATATACTACACACACAGCAATTTTAACAACTAAGGAAAATAAGTAAAATGGCATCAGGTAAAGTAAAATGGTTTAATGAAACCAAAGGTTTTGGATTTATTACTCCAAACGAAGGCGGTGAGGATCTATTTGCTCACTACTCAGCAATACAGACTTCAGGTTTTAAAGTCTTGCAAGAAAATCAAGAGGTAACTTTTGATGTTGTGCAAGGCCCTAAAGGCAAACAGGCTGCAAACATTTATCCAGCGTAAGCCGGGTAAATAAAAGAATTGTTGTAATCCCTTCAAAGTGAAGGCATTCTGGACGCGGGTTCGACTCCCGCCAGGTCCACCATAAAGTATACTCCGATCCGAGTATTCTGGAAGCAAGGCGAAAGCTGAGTGTACTTTATAATGGGCCTGTCATGGTTTCGACAGGGTGAGATAATAGAGACGGCAACACAGTAGGCGATGACTGTAAATCAAGCAAAACAAGTAAACGCAAACTCAAGCGAATACGCATTAGCAGCCTAAACACTGCTTAGGGTAGGAAATACCTCGTAACAGAAATCACCAAAAAGCGGCTGAAAATGC